CTTCCCACAACTCCGCAGCCCCGCCCTGCTGCAGCCACATCATGCCCTTGGCGGTCTTCGCCACCGCCGCCTGCTCGGCCTTGGTCATCGGCCGCCGCACAATGCGCTGCGCCTGGATGCCCGGATCAGCCAGCAGCATCTGCAGCTGCGGCAACAGCAGCCCCTCACAGACCTCGGTGCGGATCTGCTGGCGCTTGCCCCAATACCAGCGCACCCACCCGGCTTTGCGGGTTAAAGCGTCCAGGAGGACATCGTGCAGCACCTGCCAACCTTTGTTCGCCGTAAATAGCGCCCAGCGGCAGTAGTCAGTAGCCTGACGTGCAAGCGCCGTAGCCTGCGCATCGCTCCCCGCCGGATTATCCGTGCTGATCGGGCTGAAACTGACCGGGTCATCCACGCCGGTGAACACGCGCAACAGGCTCGGCAGCGTGCTGCGGATGGTATCGCGCACGACGGTCATCACCAGCTGCGACCGCCCTTTCTCCTCATCCCCGAACGGACGGCCGTTGTAGTATTCCGAGGCGTTCACCCGCTGCTGGCTCAGCGCCTGGTCATACTGCTGCGCCTCCTGGAAGTAGAACCGCGCCACCGCCTGGATCTCGCTGTCCTCGACCTGCAGCCGCTCGTAGATGATCTCCTGCTGCCACGGCACCTCGGACGGCTTGATGCTCGGCCGCAGCCCTGCCGCATACGGCCGCAGCTGCGACGGCAATCCATCGTCCGTATCGTCCGCCGTGTCGGTGTCCCGCTTCGGCAGCAACTGCAGCATGATCTGGTTGATGCTCGGCCCCTGCTCTACCGGCCGCATCAACCCCGGCAACGGCGGCATCGGTGGCGGGCCGTAGCTCTGCGCCGAAGGATCGAGCAGGCCCTGCGGCGCGCCCTGTGGCAGCAGCGCCGGAGGCCCTGTCGGCGGCATCGTGGGAACCGTGGCGCTCATCGGCTGTGCCGCAGCGCGTTGGGTGGTATCGCAGGCCGTGGCTTATCCCGCATCGCCCCAGCCAGATCCGTCATGGCGGCAAGCACCGCCTCCACGTCCCGCCGCATCTCCAGCACCTGGCGCAGCAACTCACCCAGCAGCGCATCGGTCTGGCCGAACGTCTGCTGCTGCGTCGGGTTGGCTTGTGCCTGCTGGTAGTGCTGCATGGCCACAACGTTCGGTGTCATCGCATTTACTCCATGCCCCGGATAGATTCCCGCACAGGCGTTTGACTATACAGCCAACTGTCGCTCGCCGACGACACACCCAACCCGCGATCACACAGCGACAACAGGAACGCATCGGCCCTGTCCGGGCTATGCAGCCCCCGCGTCCGCATCTGCTGCTTGCTCTCAATCTGGATGCGCCCATCGCTGGTGAACGCATACCGTGGCGCCACAAGCTCATCCCGCAGCTGTTCGTCCCGTGGCAGGCGGCAGGCTCTGCTCTCGAGCCAAACTCTCCCGTTCCCCCAGAGCTCGTCGCGTAGCCGCACATACCGACCCGTCGTGCTCGGCGCCTCGCCCACGTTGACGCATAACACGGGGAGACCTTGCTCCATGAGCCGATCAGCCACACCCGCACCGATGCCAATCGCATCGACGCAGATCAGCATCGGCTTGCTCGCAACGCTCAGGTCGTATTCGTATTTGATCGCCCCCGCGAGCTGCATGGTGTCGAGGCCCTGCCACACCCGCGGCATCTCGGTGACGACATAGCCACGACGCTTCACCAGCACGCTGGCATCGTCGCCGAACCGCGCAACGTCCAGCCCCCATATCTCCGGCTTGGTCATGTCCAGCGGCACGTCGCGCTGCATCGCCTGGTCGACGAGTTCCGCGCTGATGAACGTATCGCTGTCCGCGTTGGGAAACTCACCCAGGCACCGGATGCGGTATGCGTTGCTGTCCGTGCCGTAGCGATGCTCGATCTCCTCGATGAACTGCTTGGTCACACGCGGGCTGTCGGTCGCCGCCACCCGCAGCGTGAACCACCGCCCACGTTCCGTGTTCTGCGTGCGCCAGAAGAACCCGGACGATCGCGTCGGATTGCCGATCAGGATCGTGGTCGCGCCCGCGCTGCTCATGGCGCCCTGCCCGGCCTCGAACACCGGCTCCGCAATGCCCGACGCCTCGTCGCACACCACCAGCACATGCTCGCTGTGAATGCCCTGCATCGCCTCGGGCTGCTCCGGCCGCGCCGTCCGCGCCGTGACGAACGTCTCGATGTCCGATTTCAGCTTCATGTGGTCGCTCGTCACGTCCCACAGGTTCCGCCACAGGTCCGGCAGCACCCGATGCCACTTCAGCACCTCGGGCCATAACGCATCGAACATCTGGCTGCTGGTCGGTGCGGTGATGACGCACTTCATCGGGGCGCGCGTGTTGGCGAACCACACGACAGCCCATGCCGCAAAGCAGGTCTTGCCGACGCCGTGCGCTGAGCGGATGGAGATGCGCGTATGGCCACGCGCCAGCGCCCGCAGCGCCTCGGCCTGCCACGGGTCAGGCTCGGCGCCCAGCACCTCCCGGACGAACGCAATCGGCGCGCGGTGATAGCGCGTCATGCACGGGATGAACGGATTGTCCGCCTTGGCGATGGCCTCGGCCCAGTTGAATGCGGGGGCCTGCTCCAGATGCGCTGGCGGATCGGGGACGAAGTTCAGCATCACTCGGACGCCGGCTCGAAGATGTTCGGCGGTGGTGTAGATACGTTTGTATCTGGCGCTGTCGTTTCATCCGCAACCACCTTAGCTTCGAGCGTTGGCGGTGCGTTGCTTGCGTCGATGGTAGCAACCAGCCGCGCCGCGAGCAGATGCTGCAGCACGCTCGACGTTGTGCTGTCGCCGTCGACGGTGACTTGCTGCGATGGGCGACCGAAGCCGCGATCGAGCAGCGAATTGGCAGCGGCCAGGCGAATGCGCGCGTCGGCCTCGTGTTCCATCAGATCGGCCAAGACCTCAACAGCGCGCTGGCCGTATTGGCGGCAAAGCTTGCCGACATCAGCCTCGGCTTTGGGCCTGCCATTAGGATTTCCGGACTGTCCTGGCTGCCAAAGCCAGGGGCGGTCTGTTCCGCGATTGTTAGCAGATAGCGAGGTTTGCTCGGACAACGTCTCAGCCTCCGCTGCCAGCGCGCTGTTTTGGGGTCATGCGGCCCTCTCGCGTTCAAGGTTGAGGCGGATTCTCTTGGTGCGCTCGCTTGGCGCGACGGCTTCGCCCCATTTGGCCAGCTCTAGTTCGTCATCGAAGTCGGCGATGACGATGCCGCCCTTTCGGAGGAGGAATTCCATCATGAGGTCGGTTCTGGCCTGTTCGACGAACGGCCGGTCGTCGTTCATGACCTTGAACTGGAGGATACGGAGCTGGTTTTTGGGTCTGGCGCTGGAGACGAGGAAATACCAGCACTTAGTGTCGTGCCCTGGGTCGATATTCCAGACGACGGGACCGAGGGCGACCTGAGGTGCCTTGCCAGCACCCGCGAGGACCTTGGTGACGAAGAGGCGGACGGCTTGCTCTCGGGTTGGCCGTAACATTTGGGGACCCCTTAGGAAGAGAGCGTGTTACGGTGGCAGGAAGAGAAGGGGCTAGTGCCCCCCTTCCTGCCAGAATCGTAACGCACCTTTCTGTGTGTTTTCATACAATTAGCCTCGGTCGTAACGCGGCGTAACATTCGTTCCGTAACCGGAAGTTACGGATTGTTCCTGTTACGACATGTTATGGCAGGTTTGGGACGGAAAGATATATCTCAACTCTACCTCTAGTAGAGTGGGTTTAGGGCGTCTACGCCTTTTTGGGTTAGTTTCCATGCGTCTCCCTTTCGGATCTGATGCACGAGCTTATCGGCGGCGAGCGCCATGATGGCGCGATGGACCCGCTGCTTCATTGGCTGGTCGTCCTCATCCACCCAGCCCGCCTCACGTGCGATCGTGGCGAGCGACCATTCAGGGTGATCGCGCAACGCGCACAGGACGACGTCCTCGTTGGCCAGAGATTGCTTCGTGTGATTAGCCACCGCCTCCTCTGACATAGGCTCGGCGATGATCGTCATCACCGGCCTGTCGCGTCGATCGTTGAAGCCGGTTGGGACTGACCGCAACCGGTATCCGAAGGGCGGAAAGTCTGGCCCCCTGATCTTGCCGCACCAATGCAGTTCGGCCATGTCTCCCATGGTCTCCGACCAGAGGGAGAAGTTGCCATCCAGCTCGTTCAGCATGGCCCCTCCGCCACGCGGCAGCAGGTTGCCTCGGGCGGCATTCTTGACCGGGTGTGAGAGCACAATAACGGCAGGGTTGCCGGGGCATTCGGTGAACGTGCGCAGGAGTCTGGCGTAGCCACCGGCCTGGACATTGTCGTTCTCATCGTCTCCGGGAAAGAACGAGGCGGCGGTATCACCAACGATCAGAACGAATGGTATGCCAAGATCGACTATTTTGGCTTTAAGTGCCTCAGCCTCCTCCTCATTCATCGGGAAACTGCCCGGCAGCACGTAAGGCAACTGGTCAGGGCGCAGCTTGTAGGCCAGGGCCATACCGAGCATGCGGGCCTTGAGATCTTCTGGGTTTTCTCCAGCCAGGATCAGGACATTGCCCTGGCATACCTCAAGATTGCCGATCATCCTACCGGCTTGAATCATGCATGCGTTGAACAGCCACACGGCGGTCTTGCCATGGCCCGTCAGGGACGTGCAGGCATACAGGCGACCGCGCTGAATGATACCATCGATCAGCCAGTCTGGGGGCACAAAGTCGGCTACGAACTCCCTACCTGAGAGGATGTTGCCGACGTGTGTTCCGGACGTAGCACTGCCCTTTCTGGCTTTCTCTCGGGCTTCCTCTAGCCTGATGATGTTTTCTTTCTCATCGTCGTAGTTTTGATCGCGGGGCATCATGCTGCCCGCCATGCGGCGCGCGCGATCCTGATGGCGCCACCGATAAGGTCGGCGGGCGCTCCGTTTGCCCGGCACAGATCGGTAGCAGCTGCGGTGGCGGCCCGAATATCGCGTGGATTGTTGGCGAGGGACCTGCGGACAGCGGCTATCATCAGGTTCATGACGGCACGGTGGCTGCCGTCGATCCTGGTGATGTTCTCCTCGAGGAGGATGGCGGCTAATGCACGGCAGCTGACCCCGCGCATTTTCGCCTGAGTGGCAAGATGGGCCAGGTGGGTGGCGAGTGCGGCGCGGGCGTCGTCCTCGCTGTAGCGTCCCCACACCACGGCCAGGGCCATGCGATTGGCTTCCTCCGCGCCCCAGGCGCGCAGGGCGGCGGTGAAAGTGCGCTCGTCGGTGAACAGGGCGACCGTCATGGCGGCCCTGCCAGGGGTAGCTTGCTGACCGATGAACAAGGCATGCCTCTTGCGTTAAGGCGTCGGGCATGCGATTTGAGGTTTGCAAGCTCCTCATCTCGCTGGTGCCCAAGCGCCAGTTGAATCATTACAGTTCGGTCAGGTTCGCGCCTGGCCGAATCTGTTTCTACCGTGTCATGGTGAGTCGGCCAAGGCTTCATGCCGCCACCTTCGCTTTCAACGGCACGCAGGCCTCGCGCAGCTGGGCCTCCACGTCCTCGACGCTGCGGCACAGCATGACCACGCCGCCGGCGTAGTTCAGCCTCCGCGCCATATCCCGCTGAGCCTCCGACACCACGCCACGCGGGGCCTTCAGCTCCACGAACAGCGCGCGCCCATCGAAGCAGATCCCG